CTCCAGACTTGAAATAAGTAGTCCAAGATTTAATGTTATGCTTTGAAGTTCACTCCTCCTTATTTATTTTGTTCTTTGCTTTTGATCTTGATTTCTCTTTAGGTTTTATGAAAGTCTCAGTTTCAGTTATTAATTGATTGTTGTCTTCATCATCATCTTCAGAGTTATAGTCTAATTGTTCTTGAATCTTAGGTAAATTACTTTTATCTAATTTGATGTTGTTTAATTTCTCCTTTAATTCTTCTAATTTTTCTTCTTTATTTTTAATTTTGTTCTTGTTTACTATTTCTATTTTATATAAATTCTTGCTTGCTACATATCTATTGAATTTTACACTTGCTGAGTCTGATATTAATGTATCTCCATTATAACTTGCTACTGTAATTGTTTGGTTATCAACCAATGATCCGAAATTCTGATTCAAATCATTTATTTCAAAATTCATTACTTCAGGTCCATTAAATCTCCAATTCCCTTGATTCACTGGTTGATTTTGTGGTATGTATATGACATAATTTTCATCATTGGCCACCATGAATGCTTTATATCCTCCATATCCTATTCTTAGTGTTGAGGTAGTCAATGCGTCATATACAATTGGAATTTTAGTAGCATATCTTGCTGAGGAAGCTTTGGTTACGGAAGTAAATCCCCATACTGGTGTATTCTCGTTTATCTCAATCTTAGTTCCATTATAATTAGCTTCTGCTCCATTATCACCCTCTTCTACATCTATATAGGCTCCAAAAGGTACATCTGAATTGGGATCAATATTTATTAGTGTGTTATTCATGCTTAGCTGCAAATTTTTATATGTTATTAAACCTGTATTATTATATGTGTTAATTGATCCAATGGGATTTTTCAATTCAAATGACCATGTAACATAAAAATATCCGGGAGTTACTCTTTGATTATTATTATTTTTACATCCAATGGCCAGAGCAACAAATATAAAAGGATTTGATGTAGTTGCAAATTCTCCTCCCATTCTATATAAATTGAATTGTAAATTGGTTCTTGGTCTAATTCTTGTAGTATGAGGTACATAGCATTGAGTCATAAATCCACCATTAGATGTTCTGAGTGATTGTTGTAAGTTATCATTATCTATTCCATCATCCCAGATAGTTCCGCCTATAACATTTCCTTGTTGTGTTACAGCACACATTGGTATATAAGTTATTTTAAATAATAGTGGTCTGTAATTTTGGTAACCTGATGCCAATGCAGCTATTCTTGTTCCTTTCCAATATGCTGGGTTTGCTGGTATAACAGTAATTACATTAGTGCTCTGTATGGGTGATGTTAAGTCATCAGGTATTGAATAAATCAAGTCTCTTCCTGTTACTCTTACTGAATTTCCATTTTGTCTTAACATAGTGAATTTCTTCTTGAAGTTCTCTGCTGAGGCAGCCGCTATTTTTCTTCCTCTAATAACATTTGCTCTCTTTCTTCTATTATTTGGTAATCTACCTTTGACTCGTGGTTTTCTCTTAGGCTTATTCTTTTTATTTTTATTATTATTATTATTGGTATTCATTATTCTAATTTTAAAAATTTATTACGCCCACAAGGGTTTTGAGTTCTTCTGTGTCAAATTCTGCATTTATTTGTTGATTAATGTAGTCTGTTTCTTCTTTTGTATTTGCGTCATATCTTTGGTTTTCTCTTGCTTTCACATTATCCCAATACTCTGCATAAACTAGATTTTCAAATTTCTTTCTTGCTTTAATATCATATAGTTTCATCAAGATTTTATTTATATCTCCTCTTTCTGTAAATTCTATTTTTAGCTCATCTCTACGTTTCTTTTTAGCTAGCATCCTCTCATAGGTTTTAATTTTTCGTTCCTGGTCTCCCGACCTTAACAGCAACTGATAAGCATGACTCCTACAAGATTCTGCCATTATTTCAAATATCTGTATTCCTGGATAATTCATTTCATAATCAACTGCTTGCTGTATTAAATATTTGGCTTTTGATAAATTACTCATTGATTTAGTTTTAATTGAATATTGACTAATTGTGTATAATTTGCTTGGATTTCTTGTTAGAGTTATTTTTGTTGAATCTAATGGATCTGTATACCATGATCTGAGTGAACAGAACTTAAATGAATTTGCTGCACCTTTTTCTAAAAATTTACATATCTGTCCTAATTTCCCTACTCTTAAATCTAACACTTTATAGTTGCCTTCTGGTTTGCTAAGAAAATATGTCTCATATATATTATCTATTAATTCATTTGAAATTGAATCTTTATAAAGCACTGAGAAATCATCTCCTTTAGAAAATACTATGTAATCTTGCCCATATTTCAAGCCAAATTGTTCATTTGCATATCTGTTGTACATTGCCATTCTTATTGTATTAGCTAAAGTAGTATCAGAATCTCCTGAAAATACTGTCCCTAAAACTTTGTAAGTCATGTATGTGTGTTTCTTCTGATTTGATACATATTTGACATCCATAGTTTTATAATGTAAATTACTTATCATTTCAAATTCTTCTTTGGGTACATGGTATATTTTGTTTTTGATTCTATTGTATATATATCTGTCTAATCCTTTTAATAGAACATCCTGAGAATTGTCAAATGCAGATCCATCTCCTTCCACTACTTTTGTAAATCCTTGTCCTAAATATTTCATTATATCTGTAGCCATTTCAGTTAAATTTTTACCTCAACAGTATCCTCTTAATTTATTGGTACATATTTCTTCTAGTTGCCAACATACTGGTCCCATTGCATATTTAATTCTTTGTGGTATTGAGCACACCATTCTTGGTTTTCCATCTGCTGGTTGTAATTCCGCTTTTACTATTGCTTCATAATGTAAATTGAGTACTTGCTCTTGTTTCTTTTTAGGTAATTCAAAGAATTTTTCTCTATGATGATGATAGTTATCTATGTCTTCTATCAATATTTGCTTTGGTGCAGATAAATGATTATACCACTGATTATAATTATAAGAAAATGAGTCTAATTCTTCTCCTATTTCCATCTCTATTGTGTTTGTAGCCCATGATAAGAAATCCTTAGCAATTTTAGTGGAAGGGCAAGGTGCTGTCTTCATCTGTCTTTTAGCTGCTGCAAATAATGTTTGTTTATTTTTACCATACATCATCACGTCCTTAGACTCATCATGAATTTTTGTGCCTAATATTTTCTCAAATCCTATCTTTCTGGGTGTGATGTCAGGTATCATGGCTACTGGTATATCATTTATTGTGTGAAACCAATGTTTTAATTCTCTAGGTAATCTCATTTCTTCTACATATTGATAAACTTCTGGATGAACTTGCCTGGCTATCTTATTCAAATCTCTATCTTTTATATCTATCAATAATCTTGGAAAACCATAAGTAGGAGTTCTATAAAAGAATAATTCATCTTGCATTAATAATTTCTTCTCTACAAATTTTTCAAATAGTTTGATATCCTCTTCTGGTAATATTCTCTTTTCTAATTTTTCTAATCCTGGATGGGTATTCAATATATATGACTGTTTATTTTTAATACAACAAGTGTTGTTTGGTCGTGCATGCTCTTCAATATTCTCTGATAAATAGGTGAACTGACATTTCTTTGTGATATTGTTAGAAGTATTAGAGTTTTGATTTGGGCATGGACTCTTTACCATGCATTGATTGTTACTGATTTTATTTAATTTTTGTAGCCTTGTGGGCTTGATTGAAAAGGGCGTTCTGAGTCTGTTTCAGCTTTTTCTTCTATATTTGAAGTATATATGTGGAACAATGCTTGTTTTATTTTCTGCCATATTGTTAATTTTTCAGTTTGATATTTTTCTATTTTGAATTCTCCATTCTTTACACTATTTAAAGTATTGACTAGACTTGAGTTGAGTAATTTACTTAAGTGAGTTTCTGTTTTCAAGGTCTGACTTATTACTTCTGCTAATAATGGGATTACTTGATTAGGAATGTTATATTTGGGCTCTTGTGTATTGATATAAGTTATTAACGCTTTTAAATTCTTTATATCCAATTTTTCCATTAATGTCATTTTATTTACTAATTTATTTATTAATTCAGGGGATACAGCTGATTTTATATCTGCAATTTGTTGTTTTTGATCTTCTACCATTATTCTTATTTTATGTATTCTTTTGTCCATATCACTGACTGTTTTAGTGAAATAATAATTACCGTCTTTTAAAAATACTTCTTTGACATAATTTTCACAAGGTATTGTTTTAATATTGAAGTTATTCTTGGCTAGTTGTATATCAGTTTTCTTTCCATCAGAATTGTGTACTGAGTTTTTGTAATCATATCCTAACTGACTCATGGTTACTTTCATTTCAGTTATTATTGCTGCCAATGGTAATCGACGTTCTTGAGGTTCTGCTAAGTCTTTTCTAAATGATTTCAGAATTGATCCTGTATATTCACTATTAAATTGTTCTATAATTAATTCTTCAGCTTTAGGATTGTGTATTTTGATTATTTTATATCTGATATAATATGTAGCTCCGCAATCATATTTTTCAATTGGTACTATTTTTAATACAAAATTGTCATTTTGGGCGTAATTTATGATAAAGTCTGATGACATATCTATGTGAAGATATTCTAGGTATTTTATTCCATGTATGTAAGGTGTATCATTCCCATCCATTTTCATAGTCATAGTTATATTATTGAAGGAGTATGCAGGTTGTGAGCTATTCATTATGTTGCTTGATAATTGTACAGTTCCTTCTATTTTAGATCCAAATTGTATGAAATGTTTACTTGTGTCTAAGTATTTTGGTACATGTGCTGTTCCAACCATAATGGTTCCTGGAAGTAAAGGTCTAGCTATTTGATATAATTGTTCATTTGTTAAGTAATATATTATGTCAGTTAGGTTTATTAGGTATGGTTTTTGTGGATCATCTGCTGGCAGTGCTTGTATTGCTTCTTGTAATGATGTTTCCTGAGTTTGTATTGTATAATCTCTGTTATCTTGTTCTTTTATCTCCCTCAATAATGTGGCAAAATCTTTATATACTGGTTTTTCTTTTACTATCTTTTGAAGTTCTTCAT